TAAATTACTTACGGTATGGTCAACTTCAAAAAGTCTTTTAGATGCCATTCCAACCTTGCCCCATTCATAAACATGGTGCATAGACATTGGATCCATTTTTGCATTTGCATCAACAAACATCTTTAATGCTTCTACTGTGTCTCTTCCTAAGTTATTTAAAAATACTGTTTTTCCTTTTTGTGCCCCTTCAAAAAATCCAAAAGAATAATCAACAATATTATTCATCTTTTTTATAAATTTTTTATCATCAAATTTAACTTGCATTAGTCAGCCCCACTTTGGTTTTCTGTTCTTCGTAAAACAACCTTGTAATAATCTATTGTACCAAAAGGGTTTACAACTGGATCGTAGGTAGCAATTTCATAAATTGTACCTTTTCCAGAACGTTCTCCAGAAGTTTCTTGATATATAAGTTCATCCATACTGTTTCTTATGTTTGTAATAATAATGTTTGTAAGTGAGTTATTTTCTTTATTTGTTGACTTACGAATGTCATTTTTAATTCTTCCAATAAGCATGTTTTCATTTTTTGTAAAAACCTTTGCCTTAATATCTTCTGCTAATGCAGTTCCGCCTGGAGTAAAATTAACAATAACGCTTTTGTCAAAAATCCAATTCTTTAAACCAGAGCCATACATATCACGCTCAATAGTTGGATAGTATATATCTGCAATCATTGGATATAAAAAGTCTGTTGCTTCGCATGACATTACAAAACTCCGATTTTAACTCTGGAATCTGCTATATACTTTGAAAGGATTTTATCAACTAAAAGATTTCCAGTACCATTTAATATTGATTTATGAAACTGAAGTTTAAATTGATCTGTATTATAAGTAGTTACATATCTCTTATAATAATCAAGTTTGCCACAACGAATGTCGTCTATTAACATTAATGTTGCTTCTTTAATGTCAAGAGGAACTACTTTAAATCCCGTTTCTAAAACAAAAGTAAAGTCTGATTGGTTGTCAAAGGAGTTGCCGTAGCCGATTGGTCCAAGCCAGTCTGACTGGGCAGTTGGCAAAAACAAAGGAGCCTGCTCTGATCTGTTATATTCTTCTCCTGGCAAATCTTTAATAACCGCAGTTCCATTATCACTTAACTTAAAGGTAATTCCAAAAATTGCTGGGGTTGCTAGACTGGCGTCATAGTGAAGAATGTTATCTTGATATACTTTTAAAACTTTATGACTTTTATAGTTAATTGGTGCATAGTCAGTTCCAAGTCCTACATACTCAATTATTTTCTTTTTATAATAAAATCCCTCTTCAAGAACTGCGTCAATAATAGATCTTGCTAAAAATTCTTGTTTTTTATATTCTGCAATTTCAGTTGCTGTAGTTGCTAAATCATTTGGATCAGCATATGGTCTATAAATTTCAAGGCTATCTTGAACAACAATGTCTGCGCCTGCTCCACTTTCGGCTTCATAGATTGTAAGGGTATAAGATCCATCATATTTTACGTAGTCGTCATCTAAAACATAAGATATTTTTTTGTTGGCATTTGAGGTAACTTCTTCTTCAATTTCTGTAAAATCTGGGCTTTCAATAACTAATAAGTAATCAGCATAAGCATTTGGAACATCATAGGTAATAGTGATTGGGTATGGCGGAAGTCTCAGTACTTGCATTATTTAATACCATAGTGCTTTGCAAGTTCTAGAGCGCTAGCCTCTCTAACTGATTTGTGTTGTAGGTATATATCAACAAACTCTGTTTTAACAATATTATAGCCTTGATCTATGTGTCCATACTTATCAAAATAAAGGTTTTTATCAGAGTAGATTACTGCCTGACTGTTTTGTTCTTTTACTTCAACAATCTTTTCTTGAGTTGTTTTCTTTACAGTTGACATTTTACTCCTTTGTTATTATTATATCAGATTTAATTAAAAAGGGCAGAGAACGAATCCCCTGCCCTAGATAATTGCTTAATGATTAGGAAGCAGCAATGTCCTTGTAGGCAATTGCATCTTCTTCTTCAATTTGAACACCAAAACGTACGAATACGGTGTATTCAATTGTATCTTTCTTTGGAACATATTGACGATTGACGGTAATATCCCGTTGGAATCCCCAAATACGGTTCTGTGGGAAAGTAAGATCGACATAATCTGCTGGGTAGTAAGGAACTTCCATTACGTCAACGCCAAGTACACGAGTGGTACGGGCTCCTCCGAATGTTTGTCCTACGCCATCAAGATAGTCTTGACGATTTGCTTGTGTGCTACCGTTACGGCTTGAGAAAGCCTCAGAAATAGCATCTGCAAGAGTACCGTTGTTACGTACGATGCTTTGGAAAACATCTGTACCTGCATAGAACTTAAGATTGTTCTTAAGTGCACGATACTTACGTGGCATTGCATTGATAATGCCTTGCATAACTGGAGTTGTCCAGTTATCGCTTGTAACTGCTGGAAGAACTGAATCGTGTGCATCTCCATTAGTTGTAACTTTCTTAACAAAGCCTTCCATAATAGAAAGGAATGATCCTGTTGAACCATCTCCGTTAATAGCCAAGTCTTCGATATCATTACCGAATGCGTTGGTCATCAAACGAACAAGATGATCTTCAAGAGCAGCCCCTTCAATATTATCTTCTAGACCTTCTGATGTAACTTCCCAATCAAGACGAATCTTTTTGGTTGTCAATTCTACTTTAGAAAAAGTAGCACCAGCGTTTGTATATGCACCACTGCCTTGAGCAGCAGCACGAATTACACGCTCACCAACGTTAACTTTTTCAAGTTCCATTGTATTTGCTCGCATTGTAACTCTACGTCCGTCTTTTGCAAGAACAGTTGCATCCCAAACATAGTCAATAAATTGACGAGCCTGTTCAGGTCGTAGAATTCCACTACCTGCTGCACCCGAAGGATTTACAGCGTTTGGTCCGGATGTGACTCCAGAAAGAGCAGTAGGAATATTTCCTAAAATTCCTGATGCTGGAGTTGATACTCCACCAATTCCACCAGAAGCAAAGCCACCCTCAGAGTTAAAGTTTCCTGGGACAGACACGCCTGGTTGATTTTTAATGATTTCTTCTGACATATTGTTCACCTCCAAGTGAATTTCTACTTAAACAGGTCGGAGTCTGTGAGGAACCGTCCGCCCCATATTGATTTTTGAACCATTTCTGGTTCCTGAACAATCTCACCGAGATCGCCAGACTTGCGGAAAGCGGTGTCTTGCTCTACAGCATCCACTCTCTTTCCAAATTCATTGTAAGAATCCTTAACTTCTTTAACCTCACCGGAAATGTTTTGGATTGACTTACTTAGATCAGCAATTTGAGCCTGTAGGTTTAATACAGTCTCTTCATTTAATGATTTAACCATTGCTGTTAGATCGCCAAAGGCATTAGCAAGAGTATTCTTGATTTCAGCAATTGCTTCAACTGCAGTGTCATCAGATTTAGCGATCTCTTCTGTTTTTTCAACAGTCTCGACAACTTCTTCTGATTTAACAATCTCAGTTTCAACAACTGCCTCATTTGTTTCAACTGCAACAGTTTCTGCAACTTCAGCATCTACGCTTTTAGTTACAACTGTCTCAGTTGCCTCTGGTACGACCTCAACATTATCAACAACGTTTGTTGTCTCTTCTGTCATAGGACTTACCTCCTTTTGCATCTTAATTGCACTAATGCCTTTTGCACTATCAACTAAGAACTTTATCATTTTATCTTTGTCTGTATCAGACTTTTCAACAAAACCTATATTTTTCATTTGACTTCCACTTGTAGGACTTAATTCAAAATCATTATCTGAAATCATAATTAATCCAGATTCTTTATCCCAAAAAACATTTTCTACGGCTAGATCGGCAATATCGCCTTTCATAATGTTTACGCCGTCAACTTTTTCAATTGACACAACACTAGCAAATTGATTTGCTGGACTATCAACAAGGGATAGTTCAAATAAGTCATAATCTTTAATAATTCTAATTGGACGATCTACTTTTTCATCATATCCATCGTCCCATTTATTCATAATTCCACCGATTGAAAATCCAGAAAGGGTACCATCTAAAACCTTTTCCCAAGTGTTTTGTGCTCCTTTTGAAACGTAAGCAGAAACAAAAACTCCTGAGTAAAACTTTTTTGAGTCGGCATCAAAATATTTATCTTCTTTAAATGAAACCATCTTACCAACTGCAGATGGTTGATGCATTTCTCTTATATTTCCTTTAAACTTAGCAAATGCTTTTATGCTTGCATCGCTTGTTACAATGTCATTTTGTTTGTCTAAATTATCAAGAGTTGCAAATCCCGAAACAATTCTGCGCTCCTGATCAATCTTTGAGATTGGCATAGACAATCTAAGATTGTTGCCATCCGATTTCCAATGCGCTTTATTAATGATATCCATATCCTTACTATTATACCAACTATTTTA